AAAAGGGAGTTCCAATCAATGATTAATAAACTAAATTTTGAAAAGTATTTTTTTGAATCAAAAGTTGCATTAGGTATAAAAACTGATGAAGCTTCCGACTATAGCGGTGTGATTGAAGCAACAGTTACTACTTTTGGCCCAAGAGAAGGTGCTGATGGTCGTAAGTTCAATTATAAAGCTGAAGGGTTTATGGAATGGATGCACGAATTTATGAAATCAGAAAAACCTTTGCCAATGTATTTTCAACATAACGATATGAATATGCCTGTAGGCGAATGGCATGAATTTATGATGGATGATGAAGGTATGCATGCAAAAGGTAAGATGTTTGTAAATACTAGCATGGGTAAAGACTTATATACCATTATGAAGGAAAGCCCACACCTTGTTGGTGGTGTTTCTGTAGGTGCTTATGCAGACGAATATTGTATGACAGATAAAGAAGGCAATGTTTTAACAGACGATGATGATATGGATGAAGCTTATTTCCAAATTACTAAAGGCGGATTAAAAGAAGTATCAATTGTTATGCAACCAAATAATTTAGACGCTGAAATCTCGAAATTAGAGTGCTTTAGAACCGATGGTTCTTTAGACTTAAAACTTATCGAGAAAGCATTGCGTGATGCAAAACTTTCAAGAAAAGATGCGACCACCGCATCTTCAATTTTCAAACAAATTTTAGAATCTCGGGATGAGCCTAAAGTTATTATTGAAAATACACCTATTCAGAGTGAATCCGATGCGGTGGTAAACCAAGAAGAAGAATTGCTTAAAGCTTTTGAGCAAAGAGAACTTCTTGAACATCTTAACAATCGTTTAAAAGGATAAATCATGGAAAAAATTATTGAAAAACTAGACGCTATAGAAGCGGCTAATTTAGCAAAGGTAGAAGAAGTAACTGCTACTGTTGATGCTAAACTTGCTGAAACTGTAGCTTCTTTTGATGAAAAAGTAGCGGCACTTGAAGCTAAAGTTGCTTCAATGAATGCAACTCCAGTAATTAAAACATACAAATCAATTTCGCAAGAAGTTAATCGTATGGTTAAAGGCCAACTTGCTGAATTTATAAAAGGCAATGGTCGTGTAGAAAAAGAAATTAAACTTTGGGAGGATGCTGGTCAATATGACGCATACATCAAAGAAGCTTCAACTCTTACAGGTTCAGGTGCAGGTATTGGGGGCAGAACTTCTTATGATCCAGTATTTGCTTCGTTGCGTTTAGAAAATCCAATGCGCGGTGTATCTCGTGCAGTTTCTACTGATGGTTCTACATATCAATTTAGAGCTAAAACAGGTAATGCAGGTGTAGGTTGGGGTTATGGTGTTGTAGATAATACAGGTGCAACAACTGTTGGAACTGCAATTTGGCAATTAAATTTAAAAGATTTAAATGTTCAATTTCCAATTAGAACTGCGGCTTTAGATGACATTGATGGTTTAGAATCTAATGTAGTTTCAGATATGTTAGCTGAATTTAGCCAACGCGAAGCTATCAGTATGATTACAAACAACGATCAAGGCGTGGCTACTGTAACAGGTGGCGGTGGTTCTGACGGCTTACGCGGTCTTAATCAATATCCAGGTGCTAATGCTACTTATACAGGCGGCACTACATCAACATCAGCTTTTGGCTCATCAGGAACGGCATCAACAGATGGTTTGCATGATTTAGCAACATACGATCAATTAACAACAAACGGCAATGCGTTAGCAAATAATGTTGTTTATAAAGACATCGTTAATTTTGTTTATGCGTTACCACAAGCATATTGGACACCTAATGCTAAATTTGTTATTAATCCTGTTATGCTTTCAGCAATTCGTGGATTAGTAGATGATCAAAAACGCCCAATTTATGTTGATGGTTTATCTCGCGATGATGGTATTGTAGGCAAATTATTAGGTTTTGATGTAGTTGTAAATACCTATGTAAATGCACCTTCTAAATATTCAGCATCGCCTGGAACAGATAATCTCTATCCAATGTATTTTGGTGATTTTACTAGAGGTCATACTATTGTTGATCGTTTAAACATGGTATTACGCCGCTATGATCAAACATTGCCAGGTTCTATTACTTTCTATGGTGAAAAACGATTAGCAACATCTATTGTTGATCCTTTCGCTTTAGTTCGTTACAGATCAACAAAAACTGCTGATCTATAGCATTAATGTAATGTGGGGAAAAGGCGGTTTTATCGCCGCCTTTTTTTCTTAACTAATTAGGAATACAAATGAATACATCTAATAAAATTTTAAATGGCATTAAACAGGCTTTAACTGAAGGCAAGGCCACAGTTAATTTTACTGATAAGAATAAGACCAAAGATGTAGAAGAAGCATCAACGCTAACAGGATCAGGTTTAAATATTGGTGGTCAAGTTTATTTTGATGACGCTTTTGCCGCTTTAAGATATGCAAACCCATTTAGAATGGGAAGCCGTCAAGTTACATACACAGGATCAGCCGCTCAATTTGTGGCTAAAACAGGTAATGCCGCAAACTCAACAAATCCCTGGTTGTATGTTGTTACTCCAAATACAGGCTCACCAAATATTGCTACAACTACTTGGCAAATGCCAACACGAGTTATTACTGCTCAATTACCAATTAGAACTGCCGTTATGGATGACATCAATGCTATTGATTCAGCTCTTGTTAATGATTTAATGTTGGAATTTAGTCAATTAGAAGCGCAATCAATGGCAACTAATGATGACCAAGCAGGATCATCAACAACTTCAACAGGCGGAACAAGCGGATTAAGAGGTTTGACTACATACTTAACAAGCGCTTCTACTCCAGCTTATGGAAGTAGCGGAACTGCAATAACAAATGGTATTCATACAATATTAAAAACTGAATTTACTAACACTCAAATAACTTATGATCAAATTGTAGAAGCAGTTAAAGCGTTACCTTCACAATATATGAATGTTCCAGGAACGGCGTGGCATTTACATCCATCTTTAATTCTTCAATTAAGAAAATTAAAAGGATCAACAGGTGGCGCTCCAATGTTTATTGAAACAGGAACGGAAGATGGTGGATCATTAGTTTATTTATTTGGATTCCCTGTTATACCTAATCCATATTTAACAACTCCAGGATCAGGTTCTTTATCAGGCGTATTAGCTTGTTGGGAACATTTTTATACTATTGCGGATGCTGAAGAAATGACAATTCAACGCTTTGACCAAACTGCTCCAGGTTTTGTAACGCTCTATGCTGAAAAGCGTTTAGCATCAACAATTCGTGATCCTTTTGCTGGAGTATTTTTAATAGGTTCTGCATAATGACTGATACATTAGGGCAAGTGCCGTATGGAACTATTCGCAATCCGTTCAACTATGATAAGTTTGAACAGATTAGTCGCGACTTAACTACAAACTGGCTAACAATAGACGAAATAGCGCAACAGTTAAATTTAGGAACTGATGAATCGCAAGATGCGTATTTAGAAAGTTTAGAATTAGCCGTTCGCATGCATATTGAAGATTATCTTGGTATGTCAATCTTCCCTACATCGTATAGGGTTTATTATGGCCTATCAGCTAATTTTTCAACGCCTGTTTATTTAGATTTGCCAGTTACAAGTTATGTTGATAAGTTTAATAATGGTAATTTAAGCATTACAAAAGTTGCTTATTATAATGGAAGCACACCAAGCGTTTTAACAACAATTGCTTCAACTGATTATTATTATGATTCTACAGGAAATAAAGTTGTATTAAATAGTGGTATTCCATCGGATGTAAGCACTTATAGAACAAGCCCTGTTATTGTTGAATACACGCAAAATGCAAACTTTACACAGGCTTATCCTGTAATTAAGCAAGCTGGCTTATTATTATTTACTCATCTTTATAACAATAGATCAGAATCAGTAGCAGGTGGTTTGCAAAAGATTCCTTATGGAGTGGATTGTTTATTAAGACCTTATAAACCATTGGTAATGTAAATGGCCATAACAAAATTTGAAACAGTAGAAGTTAATGACTTGTCTTTTGCCACAAGTAGT